AAGAATATTAGAGGTCTTTTAGAAGGTTATCGAGATCGTCGTCAATATTGTATTCATTTAGATCCTTAAAGTCGCTTGTGGATTGACTAGTAGGGTTAGTAAATACAGTAGGAGCTACTACAGCAGGAGCTGCAGGTTTATCAAGCTTAACATACACGTGCTCGTCTACCATTTGTTTAAGTTCGTCAAAGGATTTAACAGTAAATACATCTTTAAGAGTATTAACACTATCATAAATCTTTTGCTGCTCATCTTCCGATAGCTTAAGTTTACCTGCAGCAGTAAAGCGTGAAGAGACATAAGACGGATAATCGCCTTGCTGTTCTACTTTAATCTTCAGATTAACACCTTCAGGTCCTAGATCAAACACTCGCTCTACACCATACTCTTCAGCATCTTCACCCTCAATTGCTTCAAGGATAATTTTCTGAAGTTGTTTACCATATCGAAGAATTTTAACTTTACCGTTATTTTCAGGATTAGCTGGATCGTCAATAACATATACATTTACAAGCCATTTCTCGGAACGACGAACAGCTTCCATTTTTGACTTTTCGTCGTCAGTACCAGTACGCTTTGCTCTAAAGCGTTCCTCAGAGATTGGATCTCTCTCACCAAAGGTTTGAGGACTAATAGCTTGAACATAAGCACCAGTAGCAAAGGAATTCCACCCATGAACATAATAGTGAAGGAAAGTATCAGCAGGAGACTTACTATCAGGTAGTAATCTAACCGTATAGGTATTACCTACAGCAGTTTTCATAATTTCATTATAGAGACCACTACCTCCGCTTTTATCAGTATTTTTATTTAGAGCGGCTTTAATTGATTGAAACATTGTTGAGTTTAGCATATTATTGGTTTTTTGTTTTTTTGGTTTTTGTTGTTTTTTGGTTTTAATATATCAATTGATATATATAAATTATATAGCAGTTCATTCGCTTTTCAATAGTTTCTTTTCTACTATTTGAAGTGCTGTTCGAACGATTGTTTTTAGGTTATTTGATTTAATAAATAAAGAGCGAGTAGTATTGTAAGTAGTAAAAAAATCGTTAATAATAAAATTAGTTATACTTTTATCATATTTATTGATAATACTATCAATTGCTAATCCTTGAAGTACATAAAAGTTAATTTTATGATCTTTTAAATGTTGTATAACTAAAGGAGTTGAGCCATTATATCGTGTTTTGTAATCATTAAGAGACAAGTTATTAAGTTTACAGAATTTATAAATAAAAGAGCAAACATCTTTGCAGTTATTTATCACATCTATATTATCAGGGTTCTCAACTTCTTTTTTCTTTTTGTATTCTGTATAGCATATAATCGCCTTACGTGTTACATAAAATTTAATGTCGAAGTATGCTGTATCAGTGAATATTTTATACGGTGCGATAAAAAAATCTGTATAATTAATATTATGATTTGAATTAAAAAAAGACTCTAATTTTTGAAGACATAAAAGAGTAGTGTCGTCTATTTTTGTAAAGTCTTCTCTCAGTCTATATGGTTTGTTTTGACTTTTACGGGAAGCTGTTTGAAAGAAATTATATATTAATTTTTGCTTTTCGCTAATCATAGTTTAAGATTTGTATTCACATTCAAGAATCTAGTTACATACTTACTAACAGAAATTAAAGGATCGTACTTTATAAATAACATAACTAATTCATAATTAGTATCTATACATAATAGCTCCTTTAAAATATTACGCAAGCGTTCTTCTTGTAAAACGATTAAAAAAATGTTTTGTATGCTTAATTTCTTATTTTTTATTAAACTACATAAGGTGCAGAAAGATAATAGAAGATGTTCTGTTTCATCTTGAATTATATTCTGAGATGGCTGCTCTGCTTGGTTGATAATCAGCATGATATTAACGTGGTTGTAAATTTAAGGAATGTATCAGTTATTTTACCACCAGCAGCAGCTTCATGACCACCACCATCACAGAGTTTTTCTGCAATAATATTTAACTTTACATCACTGTCGCGTGATCGTCGAAAAGACACATTTTTTGTATTAGGATTAATTACAATTACAATATCAGTTTTATATTTCTTTAAAGTAAAGTGCGCTACTTCATTAATAGCATGAGTAGCAAAACAACCTATAACACTATAGTTCTTTATGTTACCTTTAAAGTACTCTGAGGACTGTAGTTGATCTTTAAGTTTATTAAAATATAACTTAATAATGTTCTTCTCGAGAATAGTAAAAGGTCTTAATCCATTCTCAAAGTTAGTAATGAAAGAATTTACTCTCGGAGTTTTATATGATCCATAAATAGCATTTAAACTTAAAGAATCCTTATGCTTTAATTTATAGCAGTCATAATCGTTAACAGCATCTAGTAAATCTAAAAATTCAGGGGTAATAAAGCTCTTTGTTTCTGTTGCTGATTCAATTTGATAAACTCTTCGTATAACAGCCACTGAAGAGGTGTCTATATCAATAATAGCTTTAGCTTGTTTGTATCTATCTTTAATATCGAAATGAGATTTGTGATGGTCGATAATTCTTACGTTATATTGATCTACTAAGTTAAGTATAGAATCAGGAATATGATGATCAACAATAAAGATTCTATTAAAAGTTTCTTTTAGGTCAATTTTTGATTGCGCTATTGTCCATTTTTCAAATTCTCTTTCAAAGAGACTATCATTAATTTCCTTTATTTCAATAAAACAATCTTTATATGCTGACTCGTATATCTTTTTCAGTAATAGAGCACTACACGCTCCGTCGAGATCGTTATCAGTCCATATACATATTTTCATTAATATTATTTAGCAATCATATATTAATTATCAACGAGCGAAGGCGGATAAAGCATTATATGTATCATCTTCGTCATCAAGGCTAACTAGATCGTCTGCTTGCGTTACCGTAAGAGTAGTATAATCAATTCGCATGGGTTGAGTATGACCTCTTGAACCATATCGATTCTTCATCATACCTAACCGAATAACACCTAACTCTTGATCTTCGGGATTTTGAAAGATCGATACAATAACGTCAGCAGTCGCAGCTAATCCAATCGACTCAGAAATAGTCTCCATACCTGGATCTGCTTGACCGAAAGCAGTTCTCCCTAGCTGAGTAGCTGAAATAATAGGACAGTTAAAAACGTAACTTAACGCTCGAATTTGCTCTGTAATATGCTTAATTCTCTCATATGAGTTATTACCTACAGTAGTATGAAGAAGATTTAAGTAATCTAATACAATAGCATCTATTCTACAACCCGTATCAGTAATCTTCTTTACGAATGCACTAATTTGATTAGCAGTAATGGTAGCAGGAGGAAATTCCTTAATTAATATAGTACCATTAGTCTTCTCTTTATTTTCTTTAATAGCAGTACGTAAAGCATGCGGATTATTTGCAAGATCTTTAAGAGGTATCTTTGAGATATTCGAACATAAACGTTTAGCATAGAGAAGTTCAGACATCTCTAGAGTAATTAGCAAAACGTTCTTATTCTGATTTGCAATATTAGTAGCTATATTACCTAGAAAGATAGACTTACCAATATTCGTCTCACCAGCAAATACATAAAGAGCTTTACCTTGCTCAAGAAACCCTCCTCCTAGAGTTTCATCAAGCCATTCCCATGTAGAAGGTATAGTTCCATTAACAGTACTTAAGTCTTCAATAATAGCTTCGATATTATTATATAGATCAATACCTTTATCCGTTATTAGACTGATATTACATGCTTTTTCAAACTTATCTAATGCTACTGTAGTATCAACATTACCTTTAGCAATATCAGTAGCGATATTAAGCATAGTATGATATACAGCTTTCTCTTTAAGAAATCTCTCTGTATTATAATACAACTCATCTTTATTTAGATTTTTATCTATTTCACTAAATGAATATACAATATTTTTAAAAGCAGTTTTTAATTCTTCAGTTACTAAATATGATTTGATTTCTGTAATATTAGGAATTTTCTGTCTCTTTACATAAAACTCTTTAATGATATTAAAAACATCAGCAATATTTGTTGACTTAAAGTATTCAGGATTTACAAAGTCAAGAATAGAAGCTAAATATCCAGCATCTGTTAGAGATTTATAAATAATGACGTTTTCAAAAAAGTCTAAATCCAGTTTGACCATATTATATTATACCAGTGTTCGTTTAGTCTTTATTTTGTATTATTAGGCTGCCATTTATTAAGAAACCAATCTTGACCTAAATTAAACTCATTAGTAATTTCTGCAAGACCAGGTGATTTATGAGTAATTAAAATATCACTAACGCCGAGTTTAAACTTTGCTTTATTACATTCTAGGCTGTAATTTAGATCATAAAAATGAAACTTAGATGGACAAGATTCATCAAATCTCACCTTAGTAAATACTTCTTTCTTAATAGATAAAAATACACCGTCGAGTAATAATACTCGTGCAGGATATTCTCCAAAACTAGTCATACGTTTTGAGTTAGCATCACCGTGTGCTACAGCACCTCTGCAGTTTTTTAATGACTCTCTACCACCACCTAATAAGTGCCATAGAGCCT